ATCATCGTTTCCATTGGCACCAGCCTGGAGCATGAGTGTAGGTTCAGGTGGTATAAGGAGAACCATCCTGAGCTGATGCAATACATTGAAGACAAGTACTATCATGAGTCTTGTGGTACTCACCAGAAGACATCCATTGCTAGTGTTATCTTCAGTCGTCACGACATTGTATGGCCTTCATGGCACATCAAGACACGGGCTGCCTTGGGCGGTTGGGTGCTTGATAGGGTCATGGGCACGACAGGGTGGTTCATGAAGCTCACAGAGACTCGTGGACGCCGCTCCGTGTGTCGTGTGGTTCCCACTCCTGAGTTCATGGAGATCAGGGAACAGCTAATCAACACAGCCGAGATGTTCAGTGGCATCCCTTGGCCTATGCTTGTTGAGCCAAATGATTGGACCAATGAGAGGGCAGGTGGATACCTGACAAACGAGCTGATGCGTGGTCATGAACTGACCCGACGCGGTAAGGGTGCAGTAAAACACGGGGACATCCCGCTGAAGTTTTTGAACAAGCTTCAGAAGGTGAAGTACCGTGTGAGTCATCATGTTCTTGAAGTAGCACAGCACTTCAAAGAGAAGGGGATCAAGGTTGGGAAGTTCATTCCAATCTCTGAGGCGTTCAAGCCTCCAAAGCCTCCTGACATTGATGACAACGCTGAAGCCAGACAATCCTGGAAGAGGATGATGGCAGAGGCATATAATGCTGATCGAATGAACTTCAAACGATCAGTGAGAACAAGAACTCAGTTGGAAGCAGCTGAGAAGTTCAAAGATAAGGAGTACTACCTTTGCTGGTCTTTCGACTACAGAGGAAGAACTTACCCTATCTGCGCTTACTTGTCACCACAAGACACAGACTTTGGTAAAAGCCTAATAAGGTTTGCTGATGAGTCATTTGTTACTCCTGAGTCCGAATCATGGCTGGCCTTTCAGGTCGCTACGACCTTCGGTCTGGACAAGGCTCCTATGGCTGAACGCCTGGAGTGGGTCAGAGAGAACCATGACTTGATCACAAAGGTTGCCACCGACCCCATAGACAACCTTCCTGAATGGGAGGTAGTTGAAGAACCATGGCAATTCATGGCAGCATGTCATGAGTACTACCATTGCTGTATCCTGTGTGACAAACAGACAACTGGTCTGATGGTTGCAGTAGATGCTACGTGTTCTGGTCTACAGATCCTGGCTGGTCTTGCTAAAGATCAATCTACTGCTAGTCTTGTCAATGTCTGTCCTGGCGATCGACCGTCTGACGCTTACAAAGCGGTAGCCGAAGAAGCCAAGAAGTATCTCCCTGCTGAGCTACATCCTTGGATGACACGGAAAACCACAAAGAGAACAGTCATGACCATCCCATACAATGCGACCAGATCATCCTCATGGGGGTACATCAGGGAAGCATTGATTGAGCAAGGCTTTGAGCCTGAGAAGTCTCAAGTAAGTGAGGTGGTCAGTGCTGTTTACCAAAGCATGGATGCAATCGTGCCTGGTCCTATGCGTGTCATGCGTTGGATCAAGGCTCATGTTGGTCAGTACATCCGAAGCGGTGCTACTGAAGTTGAATGGACTACACCCTCTGGGTTCGTAGTCAATCAGCAGAGGAACAAGCGAGAGACAGAACGTCTTAAGCTACAGTTACTGGGTACCACACAGGTCACCTTGTCTGTCGGTGATGGCGATCCTTGCCCTACCCGTCACAAGTCCAGTACTGCACCGAATCTGATCCACAGCCTGGATGCGTCCATCCTCCACGAAACATTTCAGAGATTCAATGGACCATTCACAGTCATCCATGACTCGGTGCTTTGTAGAGCAACTGACATGGGAACACTCAATCAGCTCGTGCGAGAGACCTACACGGACATCTTCACACGTGACTGCTGGCTATCCAAGTTTGGTGAAGCTATTAACGCAGCTGAGCCACCGCCAATCGTCGGGACACTAGACCCTGAGGTGGTCGAAAACTCCACCTATTTTTTCTGCTAATTCCACTATCATCACATGGCGACTCACGTCACTAAAGAACCTGTAGTCCTCGATGGCTACCAAGCTATCCTCAAGCCGTCTGAGTACGGTCACACCCTCACTGCACTGCTCCCCAAGGAAATCGTTGATGCCCTTGAGGACGAGCGTGTGGGTGGTCTTGAGTGGGCTAAAAGCAAAGCCAAGAACCCTCGTCGTGTCACCGTCAAGCCCGAGCCTTGGGAAGAGGTGACCGAAGGCATGTACCAATGCAAGTTCCGCTGGAAGGAGGGCGACAAAGTTGTACCTGTTATCGTGGACACTGAAGGCACTGCCATCACTGACACTTCTCTGCCGCTCTATAGCGGTTCTAAGGTCAAACTCGCCTTCATCCAGAAGCCGTATTGCCTTCCTGCTGGTGACATCGGTACCTCTCTTAAACTCAAAGCCATCCAGGTTGTGAGTCTGAACACTGGTGCTGGTGTCCAGGACAGCGGCGACATGGACGCTGAAGAGGCAACCGAGCTGTTCGGTACCACCCGAGGCTTCAAGACCTCTGAGCCTAACCCTGAGGCTGCTCCTGCCTCTGTCAACATCGACGAAGACTTCTGATGGTTAACTTCACCGCTGAAAAAGACACCGAGACTGGTCTCTACAAAGGGACCATCACCGTCAACCTGCCTGAGCTGACTGCTGTCCGCTACAAGGCTGACCGCAACGACTTCAAGTACGAGATGCGTCGTGCTATCAGTGAGATCGTTGAGGAGATCATTGAGAAAGGGATTGACGACTGATGCGTAGTCGCCTGGAAGAACAGGTGGCTGAGCTTCTTACAAACCTCAACATTGAATATGGCTACGAGCCTGATAAATTCAATTACGTCATCGAGGCTAAATACACCCCCGACTTCAAGGTTGGGGACATTTACCTTGAGACCAAGGGCTTCTTCAAACCAGCTGATCGTCGTAAGATGCTCGCTGTCAAGAAGTGCAACCCTGATCTCGACGTACGCCTGGTCTTCCAAGCGCCATACAATAAGATCAGTAAGAACTCCAAGACTACCTACGCCGCATGGGCCGAGAAGAACGGCTTCCAGTGGTGTCCCTATTACGACATCCCTCTTGACTGGTTAAATGAAGCAAAAGCAACAGACCTTTCAAAGCAAGAAAAAGAAAAGCCGAAGACCACCAAAGGGCGCTAAGCCTTATCGTGGTCAAGGACGACGATGAACGAAGACTCTGAGTTTCTTCGTCATGAGCCCTGCCCCATGTGCGGCAGCAGTGATGGCTTGGCACGTTATGATGACGGCCATGCCTACTGCTTCGTATGTGGGGCATACGAGCATGCAGATGGCGAGACCGACCACCTAAATTTCCCCAACGTCATGATTCAAGGACAGCCTGTCAGCTTAGCCAAGCGAGGCATCTCTGAGGAAGTGTGTCGCAAGTACCGTATCCACAAGGATGGGGACGTGCTGCGCTTCCATTACTTTGACAACAGTGGCACGGTGTGTGCTGCCAAGGTCAAGAGCATTGACAAGACTTTTCACTGGGAAGGCAAGAATGTCGATCACCAGTTGTTTGGTCAGCATCTCGTTCCTGACAAGGGCACACGCATCACCATCTACGAGGGTGAGCTGGACGCAGCATCAGGTGCTGTAGCCATGCCTACCTGGCCTCATGTGTCCCTCCCTGATGGTGCACCTGCGGCAAAGAAAGCCATTCAGCGGGTCCTACCGCTGCTGCAGGGCTACGAAGAAGTGGTCCTGTTCTATGACAACGATGAGCCTGGTCGCAAGGCTGCAGAGGAGTGTGCTCAGATCCTGCCACCAGGCAAGGTGAAGATCGCTCGCATGGAGAAGTACAAGGATGCTTCTGATGCGCTGCAAGCCAAAGACCCTGAGGCTATCCGTCGTGCTGTATGGGACGCCAAGACATACCGTCCTGACGGCATCGTGGATGCCAAGACACTGCTCGATGACCTGACCACACCAGAAGAACCCTGCCTGCATGAGTACCCATTTCAAGGATTACAATCAAAGCTTCGAGGGATCAGGCTTGGAGAGCTTACAACGATCACTGCAGGATCTGGCATCGGTAAATCCAGCTTCTGTCGTGACCTTGCAACTCACCTTCTTAACCAAGGAGAACGGGTCGGTTACGTGGCGTTGGAAGAATCCAACCGCCGTACAGCCCTAGGCTTGATGTCCGCTGCCACTGGGCAGTCCCTGCATATCGGAGAACATGACCGATCTACTCTCACCAAGGCGTATCAGGATTCTATTGCTAAGTGGAATCTCTTTCTTTTCGACGGGTTTGGTTCTTTTGATCCTGATGTCATATACAACAGAATTGAGTACCTTGCCACAGGGCTTGAGGTGCGTGTTGTATTCCTTGATCACCTCAGCATCCTGCTCAGCGGGCTAGACGGCGATGAGCGCCGCATGCTGGACATCACCATGACTCGTCTCCGCTCCCTGGTTGAACGCACAGGGATCACCTTGTTCCTTGTATCCCACTTGCGGAGAACGTCCAATGACCAAAATCACGAGGAAGGAGCCCGCGTCACACTTGGACAGCTACGCGGATCAGCTTCGATTGCTCAGCTCTCGGATTCAGTCATCGCACTGGAGCGAGATCAACAGAGCGGACCTGAACGAAATGGCACAACAGTGCGCGTCCTTAAGAATCGCTATTCAGGCGAGGTTGGTGTCGCGTGTCAACTAACTTATGATCTCTCTACCTGTCGCTTCACTGAACATGAAACTGAAGCAGAATTCGACCCATCCACTGACTTCTGACTACCTGGCATACTCTATGATGTTGCAGCGTCCCAACCCTCCCACTGCGGAGGATGTGGCGCGTGCTAAGTTTGTAGACAAGACCTATGTCTGGAAGCCAGGCAAATGAAACTCGCTTACGACATTGAAACCGATGGCTTTGATTCCACCCGTGTTCACTGTCTGGTCACACAAGATCTCGACTCTGGTCAAGTTATTCAATACAATGACCAGGGTGGTGACTGTGAGACCATCACTACAGGGGTTAACATCTTGGCTCAAGCGGACCTCATCGTTGCCCACAACGGCATCGGATACGACACGCCTCAGCTCAAGAAGCACTACCCCTTCTTCCACTATCATCACCAGATCGACACCCTCATCCTCAGCCGGTTCTTCCATACCAACCTCCTTGACATAGACCTCAAGAGAAAGTGGGCAATGATGCCTGCAAAACTCTATGGGTCACACAGCCTCGAAGCCTACGGGTATCGACTGAACTGCTACAAGGGGGAGTTTGGCAAGACTGCTGACTGGAAAGAGTGGTCCCCTGAGATGCAAGAGTATTGTGTCCAGGATGTCGCTGTTCTCACCAAACTATGGCAACACTTCCAAAAATACCTGAGGCAGTACAGCTAGAGCACAGCATTGCTGAGCTTATGTCCGCTCAGGAGACCGTAGGATGGCCCTTCGATGTTCGTAAGGCCCAGGAGCTAGAGAACAAGCTTTTAACCAAGCTGGAGAGCCTCAGAGAGTGCGCTCGTGGCGTTTGCACGTTTGCCCCTGGCAACCTGTTCACCCCGAAGCGTGACAACAAGACCCAAGGCTACGTAGCTGGTGCAGAAATGCAGCGGCTCAAGGAGTTCAACCCCAGTAGCCGTGACCACATTGCCTGGTACTTCAAAACGTTTCAGAACTGGGAGTTCACAAAGCTCACAGAGACTGGTAAGCCAGTCATTGATGAAACAGTCCTGAAGGACATAGGCTCGGAGGAAGCGTCTGTATTCCTGAGCATTCTTGAAACACAAAAGAAGCTCGGAATGTTATCCCAAGGGAACAACGCATGGTTGAAGTTGGTCAAGAATGGCAGACTTCATCACTCCTGCTTCATCGGAGCAGCCACGCACCGTATGGCGCATGCTCGTCCAAACCTCGCGCAGGTTTCGAGTGACGCTGATTGTCGTGAGCTGTTCATCACCAAACCTGGCTGGAGGCTGGTTGACAGCGACCTTGCTGGAATCGAGCTTCGAGTATTTGCCCACTACCTTGCCAGGTACGACGGTGGGCGCTATGCTGACATCCTTCTCAATGATGACATCCATCAAGTCAATGCTGACAAGATTGGGATCTCCCGCAGGGCGGTCAAGACGGTCACGTACGCATTTTTATATGGGGCGTCGACTACTAAGATCGGTCTCAGCTACGATCCGCAGCTGTCTAAACAGCAGGCCAAGTCGAAAGGCGAAGAGATACGTCAGGCATACCTTGACGCCATTCCTGGTCTGGAGAGCCTCGTTGAGGCGGTCAAGCGTAAGGCAAAGGAGGATGCTGCCATACGATCTATCGACGGTCGTACGATCCTCGTTGACTCGCCACACAAGGCCCTGAACTTCCTGCTGCAGTCGGCAGCCGGGGTTTTGGCGAAGCGTTGGCTTTTGATCACCCATGACAGGCTCCAGGGCATCGAGCACGAAAGGTACGCCTTTGTGCACGACGAACAAGCCCTTGGCTGCCCACCAGATGTAGCTGACCAAGTTGCATCTATCTGCACCACATCAGCCGCTATGGCTGGTGATTATTACAAACTCAGGATCCGCATCGATGCAGACGCACAGATCGGAGACAACTGGGCTCAAGTTCACTAATGCTTTTAATTGACGCTGATTTCACTGGCTACAAGTCCGCCCAAGCGAATGAGTACGAGTTTGACTTCGGACACGATGTCATAATCGCTCAGTCCAACTTCTCAGAGGTTGTGAAGATGTTCGAGCGTGAGATCAAGAAACTCACAAAGGACATGATGGATGACAACGTTATCCTGTACTTCTCATCCTCTGAAAATTTCCGTAAAAAAATTTACCCCGATTACAAGGGTCATCGAAACCGCAGGAAGCCCCTGGGGTACAAACGTCTGGTCAACTGGTGCAAAGAAAACTTCAGCACCGTGACCCGCCGTGGTCTTGAAGCTGATGACTCCCTTGGCATTGATGCTACGATGCCTGGCTCTGATGAGACCATCCTGTGCAGTCCTGACAAGGATCTGCGTCAGGTTCCTGGTCTTTACTGGGACATGAAAGGAGACGTTGAAGAGATTACAAAGGAGGAAGGTGACCTTTGGCACATGATCCAGTCACTAGCAGGTGACCCCACTGATGGGTACCCTGGCTGTCCTGGCATCGGAGTCAAGCGTGCTGCCGATCTCCTTGACAAACATGACTTCCACTGGGAAGCTGTGTGCCAAGCCTATCGAGAGAAAGGATTGTCAGACGACGATGCTCTTCTCAATGCTAGGCTTGCTAAGATCCTGCAGTACGAGAACTATGACTCAAGACTCGGACAACCAATCCTTTGGCAGCCTCCCGCCACCCCCAGTGACAGAGCTGACAATGGAGCAACAGTTCAAGATGAGAAGGCTTGATGACCTTCTCCCCAAAGCATCAAAGGAAGATCTGATTACAGTGTTCATTGCTCTGCAGGAGCAGAACTATGTACTCTGTAACACCGTACAGAATCTCGTCAAACAATGGCCGAATCACCCTCTCATTACACCCGAGGATCCATAGAAGTCTGGGACTTCATTAGGGATCAGCAGCTCAACTACCATCTCGGCAATGCTATTAAATATATTTGCCGAGCCGGTTTCAAGGGTGATAACACAAAGACTCAAGACCTTAAAAAGGCTATCCACTACCTTGAAAATGAACTCCAGCACACAACACTGCACGAACCAAAGCTTCGGCGATCAAGCGATTCAATTCCGCAACTCCTATGGGATCCAGAACTCTGTGGAGAACCGGACTATGCAACGGGATTTGATCGCTGAAGAATACAGAGAATTCATTGACGCAACCATCTCTGAGCCCTATGATGCAGAGCTGAAAGAGCTGGCTGACCTTGTCTATGTATGCTTCCAGTATGCTGAGAACATGGAGTGGGATCTTGAAGAAGCCTTGCACCGTGTCCACAAATCCAACATGTCTAAGCTTGGCTTGGACGGCACCCCCATCCGTCGTGCTGACGGAAAGGTCCTGAAGGGACCAAACTATCAACCCCCTACTCTCACTGATCTCGTAACCAATGTCCACTGATTTGATCGCTCGCACCGGACGTGTACAGCAATGGATTGATGACCCCAACTCTCGCCTCCCTGTCTCGTGTACTGTCTTCGTTGTTGAGGACAGCATGGAAGGGCCTGAAGGTATTGAAGCCTCGTGGCGCTTCGCCTCTCACGCTCTCCGTTTTGGCGCAGGCTGCGCTATTCACCTATCCAAGCTGCGCCCCCGTGGTGCAGAGAACGGCAAAGGACTGACCGCTTCTGGTCCTGTATCCTTTGCTAAGATTTACTCCACCCTCAATGAGATCATCCGACGGGGTGGGCATTATAAGAACGGAGCTATAGTCTGTCATCTTGATCTTAATTGCGACGATATTCTTGAGTTTATTACTGCTAGCCGCAGTGAGTTACCTTGGGTCAAACGCTGTGTCAATATCACACCAACTTGGTGGGAGACAACCAGTGACGAGGTCAAGGAGGCGCTCCTTACGGGCATCAAGAAGGGTGACATCTGGCTGAACAAAGTACGATACGATGACAAAGGAAACAGAATCTACGGCAACGTCTGCCTTGAGGTATATCTGCCCTCACGTGGAACTTGCCTGCTGCAGCACATCAATCTCGGTGCCTGTACTCTCACAAACCTGCCAGACGCTTTCGTTGCAGGTATGTCCGAGCTGTGCACACTCCATAGCAAGACGGGCGTTGGACAGTCTGGTGAGTACCTGTCACCCGAAGTCGACAGGCAAGTTGGACTCGGACTCCTCGGACTGGCTAACCTCCTCCGACGATATGAAATAAGCTACGGAGAGTTTGGTCAGGCTCTGGAGGCTGTAGCCAACGGAGACTATGACTTTGACCCCTGCCCTGCCTACGATCTTGCGCTCGCTTTCGACCGTGGTATCAAGGCAGCAGCCACTGTGGCTCGTGCCAACAACATGGTGCGTGCCTTCGCCATTGCCCCTACTGCTTCGTGTAGCTATCGTTATCAGGACCTTGACGGGTACACCACCTGTCCTGAGATTGCTCCACCCATCTCTACGGAGGTGGACCGTGACAGCGGTACCTTTGGTGTAGAACATTTTGATTACGGTCCCGTGCAGATTGCTTCTGACGTGGGCTGGGAGGCATACCGCAAGGTTGCCGATAACCTTATGATCCTGTTCCAAAACACAGGACTGATGCATGGATATTCCATGAATAGTTGGAGCGACGTTGTGACCTACAACCAATCCTTCATCGAAGAGTGGCTTGCTAGTCCACAGACTTCTCTCTACTATTCACTTCAAGTGATGCCGGATACTCAAGACAAGAGTGATGCCATGGCTGCACTGGAGGACCTTGACGTGGAGAAGTTCTGGGCTGACAAAGTTACTGACTCTGTTGAACCTCAATGTGATTGTGCTGAATGAATCCCTATCAGAAACTTCTCTCTCGTAAACGTACCTGGACTCCCGTGCAAGTGGAGGCAGGCAAATTCAAGGAAGGGTCCGAAGAAGCTATGCTTCGGGCTCTGTCCCTCCGCAACCTGGAGATCCCTGTCGGTGATTTCATCCAAGGTGCACTGAAGAAAGACTTCCCCATCGAATCCAAAGAACTTCTTGAGTCCAACATCAAGGACGAAGAGAAGCATGACCTTGCTCTTGACTACATTGCAAAAGCACACAAGCTCCAAGACATCCCCGAAGCAAACGCCATTCAAAAGGCTTGGATCGAAGCGCCAGAGCATCCCGTGCTCAAGGCCATGGTGCTTGAGAGGTCCGTGTTTTTCGTACTGCTCCCCTTCTTCCGATGGAACGGAGACGCAGGATGCCGCACCGTGAGTGCTGACATCAGCCGTGATGAGCAGGTTCACGTGGCCGCGAACTCCCTCGTCTGCAGGGAGCTGGGCATCACTGTGACCCAGAACCTGGACAAGCTTCGCAAAGCCACCGTAGCTTGGATCATGCAGCCCCTGGGCTCCAACCCTACCGACCCATACCTCGACCGTGAGTTCTGGCTGAAGCAATCCGACAGCCTTCTGTATAGTGGCAAAGCAGAAGGACTTGTAGCTTCCCGCCGTGCTCGTATGCCCGCCTTTTTTGAGCACTCTAATGTCAATCTTCCTGAGTACGGCTGAGTTCGATCGGCTACTAGAAGAACTAGACGAACTATTCCCTGACACCTTCCCTGACTACACGCTGTCTGAAAAGGACATTGCCTATCGTGCTGGTCAGGTGTCGGTCGTTAGATTTTTGAGAGAAAAATTATCCCAGGATTAACTATGTGTTTTGGTGGATCCCAGAAAACCCCTACTGTAACCCCGCCTACGCCGCCTCCGGCTCCAGCACCTGCCCAAAAACTTGAACCGACCAAGCCTCCTGCTGCTACTCCTGCCCCTGAGCAGGTTACTGAAGAGAAGGCTACCCTGAAAAAGAAAGACACTGGCGCTAAGAAGAAAGAGCGTCTGCGTACTGGCACTGCATCTCTGCAAACTGCTCCAGGTCAAGGTCTTAACATTGCTGGTGGTGGTAGCTGATGAAAAGCGCACGGCAACGGTATCATGAACTGACCAGTGGCCGTACCGCCTTTCTCGACATTGCACTTGAGTGCTCTAAGCTTACGATCCCTACTCTGCTGATGCACGAGGAGACGACAACCGATCACACTCGGTTTAAGACTCCTTGGCAATCGGTAGGTGCGAAGGGAGTTGTGACCCTGGCATCTAAACTGATGCTCGGTCTGCTCCCTCCCTCTACCTCGTTCTTCAAGCTCCAGCTGGATGACTCCAAGCTCGGAGTTGAGATCCCTGCTGAAGCAAAGAGTGAACTGGATCTAAGCTTTGCAAAGATCGAACGTATGATCATGGAAAGCATTGCTGCTTCTACTGATCGTGTTCAGATCTTCTCTGCAATCAAGCATCTGGTGGTCACTGGTAACGCCCTGCTCTACATGAGCAAGGACGGTATGAAGATGTACCCCCTGAACCGCTACGTTGTAGAGCGAGATGGTAACGGTAACCTCACTGAGATTGTCACACGAGAACGTGTGAACCGCAAGCTGCTGGGTCCTGAGTTTGAGAACCCCAAGCAGATGTCTGTTGTTGACTCTAGTGTCGGCAGCAAGTTTGAGAAAGACGTGGATGTTTACACCTGCGTCAAGCTGACCTCCAAGGGTTGGTCCTGGTATCAGGAAGCTGATGACAAGGTCCTGCCTGACAGCTATGGCAAAGCTCCGAAGGACAAGAGCCCTTGGCTCCCCCTCCGCTTTGTGACTGTTGACGGTGAAGACTATGGACGTGGACGAGTCGAGGAGTTCCTCGGTGACCTCAAGTCCCTGGAAGCTCTGATGCAAGCTCTCGTTGAGGGCAGTGCAGCAGCAGCCAAGGTGATCTTCACAGTCTCACCCAGCTCCGTGACCAAGCCTGCCTCTTTGGCTAACGCTGGTAACGGTGCTATCATTCAAGGTCGCCCCGATGACATCGGTGTGATTCAGGTTGGTAAGACTGCAGACTTCCGTACTGCATTCGAGCTGGCTAACACTCTGGAGAAGCGTCTGTCTGAGGCGTTCCTTATCCTCAACGTGAGGCAGAGTGAGCGGACTACTGCTGAAGAAGTTCGCATGACTCAGATGGAACTGGAGCAACAACTGGGTGGACTGTTCAGTCTGCTGACTGTTGAGTTCCTGATTCCTTATCTCAACAGGAAGATGCTGGACCTGACTAAGTCCAAGCAGATCCCCTCCCTGCCCAAGGGTCTGGTACATCCGACCATCGTTGCAGGTATCAATGCTCTTGGCCGTGGTCAAGACCGTGAGTCCTTGATTCAGTTTGTGACTACCATTGCACAGACCATGGGACCACAGGCTCTGCAGCAATACATCAATCCTGACGAGGCAATTAAACGCCTTGCTGCTGCTCAAGGAATCGACATCCTTAACCTTGTCAAAGGTATGGAACAGATCCAAAGCGAGAAGCAACAAGCTATGCAGCAACAGATGCAGGCATCCCTGGTCCAGCAAGCTGGTCAGTTTGCTTCTTCTCCTGCCATGGATCCATCGAAGAACCCTGAAGCTATCGACGGTATCCAGGCTGCAATGCAGACCATGGCTGGTCAACCCCCTCAACAACAAGAACCCCCCGCTCAACCCCCTAGCTAGCACCTATGGCTATTAACCTTTCTTACGATCCATCTGACGATCCCGAAGCTATTGCAGCTCGCGAAGCCGAAGAGCAAGACAGCCTTGAAGTCGGTGAGAAGATGCTCCAAGAGCAGGAAGAACTTCTTGCTGGTAAGTACAAGAATGCTGAAGAGCTGGAGAAAGCCTACATGGAACTCCAGCAACGCCTCGGACGTGGGGACGAAGATGATGATAGTGGAGAAGCAGAAGTAGAAGAAGAGACAGAATCCACGGAAGGTGAGTACGAACGGTATGATGAGGAAGGCTACGTCAACTTTGACGCAGTCGCTGATGCATACGGTGACGGTCTTGCCGAGGCGTTCCAAGAGAACAACATCGATCCGTGGGCTATGAACGATCACTTCTATGAGAACGATGGTACCCTCACTGATGAGATGTACAATCAACTCAATGAAGCTGGCTTCTCTGACGAAACTATTGATGCTTATCTTGGTGGCCTTCGCAACCAACTAGGCTATGAAGATGCTGAAGGCGGTACACTGGGTGACAGTGAGATCGCTGACATCAAAAACATTGCTGGTGGTGAACAAGGCTACGCTGACGTTGTGCAGTGGGCAAGTGAGAACCTGCCCGAGGCTGACATTGCAGCCTTTGATGAAGTCATCAACACCGCCAACGAAGCAGCCGTCCGGTTTGCTGTAAAGGCACTGGTCGGTCAGTACGAGGACGCAGTGGGTCGTACCCCTGACCTCGTTACTGGTAAGCAATCCTCTACTGGACAGGCTTACCGCAGCATGGCTGAGGTTGTCCGCGACATGTCGGATCCTCGCTATGATTCTGATGACGCATATCGCATGGACGTTATGCGCAAACTTGAACGCTCTAACCTCAAAGTATGAACGACTTCTACGAAACCCACTGGGAAAAAGCAGAGAAGCTCAACGGACGCCTGGCTATGCTAGGCTTCGTTGCAGCCGTTGGCGCATACTTCACCACTGGTCAAATCATTCCCGGTATTTGGTAATGCGTAAGTACGCTGGTAAACCTAAAAACAAAAAAGGTAAGATCAAAGGCGTCGACGGCAAAGCTTGCTGGAAAGGGTACAAGTACGCTGGTACCAAGAACGGCAAGGACAAATGTGTCAAAGCTTAATTCACTTCTAACTATGAAATCTTTTATTATTGCAAGTCTCCTGCTCGGCACCGCTGGTGCTGCACAAGCAGGTCCCTACGTAAACGTGGAAGCTAACTCTGGCTTCACTGGTTCTGACTACGCTGGTACCGCTACGGACGTTCACGTGGGCTACGAGGGCTCCAACTGGTATGTCCAGGGTGGCCCTGTTCTCCTGGCTCCTGACGGTGGTGACGGTGATGTTGAGCTGTCTGGTAAAGCAGGTGGTTCCTACGCTGTGACGGACGCTCTGTCTGTCTACGGCGAAGTCTCCTTCATCACTGGTGATGACGATAATGGATACGGAACCAAGGTCGGAGCCAAGTACAACTTCTGATCGGAAGGAGTACTGGAGAAAACGTTACCGCGAACGGCGGGAATACATAACTAAATATAAGATGGACCGTGGGTGTGAGCTTTGTGGATATAAGGCTCACCCTGCGGCTTTGACGTTCGATCACTTAGACCCTGCAGATAAGGCATTCAATTTAAGTGATCATACGAATCGCAGTTGGCAAAAGATTATGGATGAGATAGATAAGTGCAGGGTAATCTGCGCCAACTGTCACAACATACATACTCATGACAGCGATTACTTCACTGCGAGGGAAGACGACTAACTGGGAGCAGTTCTGCTCTTGGGTTACCTCTACAAACAATCGTCTATACGTAGGCTGGTTTGGTATCCTGATGATTCCTACCTTACTGGCAGCCACAACCTGTTTTATTATTGCCTTCATTGGCGCACCGCCTGTTGACATTGATGGAATCCGTGAACCCGTTGCAGGCTCCCTCCTCTATGGAAACAACATCGTATCGGGAGCCGTCGTTCCGAGCAGCAATGCCATCGGACTACACTTCTACCCAATTTGGGAAGCTGCTACACTTGATGAATGGCTCTACAACGGGGGTCCATTCCAGCTTGTCGTTTTCCACTTCCTCATTGGTATCTATTCTTACATGGGACGAGAGTGGGAACTTAGCTATCGACTAGGTATGCGTCCTTGGATCTTTGTGGCATACTCTGCACCTGTTGCAGCTGCCTCTGCCGTGTTCCTGGTTTACCCCTTCGGACAAGGATCTTTCTCTGATGCAATGCCCCTCGGAATCTCAGGTACCTTCAACTACATGCTTGTTTTCCAAGCGGAGCACAACATTCTCATGCACCCTTTCCATATGCTTGGTGTTGCTGGGGTATTTGGTGGTGCTCTCTTTTCAGCTATGCACGGATCTCTCGTCACGTCGTCCCTCATTAGGGAGACTACCGAAGAGGTCTCGCAGAGTTATGGATACAAGTTTGGGCAGGAAGAAGAGACATATAACATTGTCGCTGCCCATGGTTACTTCGGACGTTTGATCTTCCAGTATGCTTCGTTTAATAACAGCCGCTCTCTGCACTTCTTCCTCGCAGCATGGCCGGTCGTGGGCATCTGGTTTACCGCCCTCGGCGTCTCCACTATGGCGTTCAACCTCAACGGATTCAACTTCAATCAATCCATTGTTGAGAGTCAAGGTCATGTGGTGAACACCTGGGCAGACGTTCTCAACCGAGCTGGTCTGGGTATGGAAGTCATGCATGAGCGTAATGCCCACAACTTCCCCCTGGATCTTGCATCCGCTGAGACCACTCCGGTTGCACTCACTTCACCTAGTATTGGCTAATGGCTCATCGTGGTAAAGGCTCCTGCGGCTCTAAGAAGGGCGGCAAAGGAGGCTACAAAAAATGAAAAAGAAAAGCCGCAAAGACCTGACCATTGCTCAATCCTTTCAGATTGGTCCTGGTCACAAAGGCGCACAAAAGAAACAGAAGCTCTACAATAAAGGTAAGAGCACTGACAACCCACATGAGAAAGACACTTTTCTCAAGCGCACGGGTCCTCAACTCCCGCTAGCTAAGCGGAAGAAGAAGAAGCGCAACGCCTGATTATTCGTACGTTCATCCCATTCGGGACGCATGCTGCCTAACCATGGAACGGGGGTTAGGTTTATCTTGTACGAACTCATGTCCATCAATCTTATTCGTTTCCTTGCATCACAGAAGAAGCGCGCACAGCGTTATCATACTGATGCCCTTCGCTACCGTGGTGTAGTGTATAAAGAGATCGACTGACGGTGTAGGGGAGGTTCGATTCCTCCCCCAGTCATTGGCTTTGGCCCCTTACGAGGGACACCCTTAGCCGTCTAGACGGTGGGATAGACCACAAAACTTTTTTTATCTGAACGTTCGGAGTCTGTTACAATTTACTAACTCCTTAAACAAATGGCTAACGCAACACAAACTGCGCTAGGCCGCTCTAATCTCAGTACTGGTACTGGTTATGGTGGTTCTGGTGACAAGTATGAACTTTATTTGAAGCTCTTCTCTGGTGAGATGTTCAAGGGCTTCCAGCATAACACCATCGCTCGTGACCTCGTCATGAAGCGCACGCTGAAGAACGGTAAGTCTCTTCAGTTCATCTACACTGGACGCATGGACGCTGGTTTCCATACGCCTGGTACTCCGATCCTGGGATCTGGTGATCCCCCGGTGGCAGAGAAGACCATCGTGGTCGATGACCTGCTGGTCAGCTCCGCTTTCGTGTATGATCTCGATGAGACCCTGGCTCACTACGAGCTGCGTGGTGAGATCTCCAAGAAGATCGGCTATGCTCTGGCTGAGCACTATGACCGTCGCATCTTCCGTGCTATTGCACGCGGTGCACGTGCTGCTCACCCCGTGTCTGCAACCGGCAAGGTTGAGCCCGGTGGTACCCAGATCCAGATTGGCTCTGGCACTGGCACCAACGCTGATGCTCTCGACTCCACCAAGATCGTGGCAGCCTTCTTTGAAGCTGCTGCTGTCCTGGACGAAAAGGGTGTTAGCTCTGACGGCCGTGTCGCGGTCCTCAGCCCCCGCCAATACTACGCTCTGATCGAGAACGTTGCTTCTAACGCTCTCATCAACCGTGACGAGCAGGGTTCCGCTCTGCAGTCTGGTCAGGGTGTGATCTCGATTGCTGGTATCAAGATCTACAAGTCCATGAACCTGCCGTTCCTGGGTAAGTATGGTACCAACTCTACCATCGACAACGCTGGCTCCTTCGTGGGCGTTGACGTGGAAGCTACCGTGACTGGCGAGAACAACGCCTACGGTGCTGCTGATGCCTTCGATACCTCCTGCGGACTTATCTTCCAACGCGAAGCCGCTGGTGTCGTTGAGACCATTGGACCCCAGGTGCAAGTCACCTCGGGCGATGTGTCCGTGATTTACCAAGGCGACGTGATTCTGGGTCGCCTCAGCATGGGTACGGACTACCTGAACCCTGCTGCTTGTGTCGAGCTGCATGCCACCAGCACTGCTGGCGCTGCATTCTGATCCATTCTTGTTTTATACTGGGACTCCTTCGGGGGTCCCTTTTTTTATATCATGACAACTAATTCGTACGCATCGTCCACCGAACTGGATGCTGTTAACCACGTTCTTATGAGCGTGGGTGAGTCTCCTGTCAATACACTAACCACCCAAAGTCCTGAAGTTGCTATTGCTCAGAACACTCTCCGACAAGTCTGTCGTGAAGTTCAGTCTGAGGGCTGGGTGTACAACACTGAATACGAGTTCCCGTTTGTGGTAGACACCAACGACGAGGTACTGATTCCGCCCACTGTCCTCCAGCTGGACGTGAACAAATTCAAGCATCGTGATGACTATGATGTGGTTAAAAGGGATGGTAAACTGTATGATCGTTATTCTCACTCCTATAAATTTAAGGACGTTCACACTCTCTATTGTGATGTGGTGTGGTTCTTCGAGTTTGATGACATCCCTCAGGTCTTCCGTGACTACATCTCTGCACGCGCTTCTCGCATTGCTGTGACCCGTATGGTCAACGATGAGAAAGCTGTTAAGCTCCTCACAGCAGACGAGGCACAGCTCCGTGCTCTAGCTGTTGAGTATGACACCCAGCAGGCTGAGTACAACATGTTCCAAGGCACCGACTTCCGCAACCCCTACCCCTCCTACAAGCCCTTTAACGCAGTTAGTCGATAACCATGGCAGCAGTTAATCAACGGATTCAAAACTTTCTTGGAGGCGTCTCACAGCAGCCAGACTTTATTAAGTTCCCTGGTCAGCTCAGGAAGTGTGACAACGCATATCCTGATGTGACCTTTGGCTTGTCTAAGCGACCTCCTGGTGAGTTCGTTGGTCAGCTGTCAGGCGCTACCTCTGGTGGTCAATGGTTTGAGATCATCAGAGATTCTGACGAAAAATTTATCGGGCAGATTACCAGCTCTGACATTAAGATCTGGAACCTTGAGACAGGTGCTGCTCAGAGTGTGAGTGGTAGCATGAGCTACCTGTCTGGTGCTACCCAGCCTTACGGTCTCCAGACTATCGGTGACTACACGCTCATCACTAACCCCCAGCAGACCGTAGGAACCACGGGAACTACTGCTACGTTCAATAACAACTACGCCTTTGTTTCGATCAACACAGTGGCGTACAACGCAGAGTACGTGGTTGCTATCAATGGTTCTAACCTCAGCTCCACAACCAAGTACCGTGCTGGTCACCTGACTGTTGTTAAGACTGCAGGTGCTGGTGCTGGTAACTCTTACTGGAAAGTACAAGGAGGAACCACAGGACCTACAGAGCACTCAGGTAAACAAGAGGTATTTGACCAGGCTACTGGATTGAAGTACACTGTGCTGGTCAATGGTAATAGCTACGTCGCTTCTTACAACGATGACAGTGAAGCTAGCTATGATGTTCAGTATAACGCTGAGGTAGTTCTACAGGAACCAGGGCACAACGTTACTAATGGTCAATCCTTTAGTGTGGCTGTTGCTGGTATTGGCTACACAGTTACTGTCGCTTCTGTAGAGCCGTACGAAACTTACTCTGACTCTGGCGTAGGATTTTACCGTACACCAAAGAATCCTGACAAGGGCAGCCTGAGTATCAACACGATCCTGGGTGAACTGAAGAGCAACATTGAGTCTGTTTACAGCGTAAGCTGTGAGATCATTGGTGATGGCTTGTTCATCACATCTGGCTCTAGCTTTACAATCGAGGTCAGAGGTGGTACGGTAAACAACTCCCTTGAAGTCATTCAGGACTCTGTACCCAACGTCAGCAAGCTACCACAGCAGTGCAAGGACGGGTACATCGCCAAGGTGTCAAACACTGAGGAGTCTGAGT